AGGATGCACTAACAACAGCATTAGGAAATATACAAAGATCTAATGAAGATGAATTTACAATTAGACAAGTTAGTGATGAACAATCTACAGGGCCTTTTGGAGGAACATATGGAGAAGGTAGACCTCAAAGTTTACCACCCGGATATGATCCAGTAAATAATCCAATGCAAGGTTTTGAAGAAATTGGTGTTGATGGAAATCTATATAGATGGAATGGCACTCAATGGTTTAGAGTTTAAAATTAATAGGAGTATAAAATGGCAGTAGATCCAGCATTAGTAGGTTTTGATGTAGTCAATCAACTACAAGATACATTACTTGGTTATGTAATGGCTAATAGAAAAATGCAACAAGATGACAGACAGTTTAATACGCAAATGCAAATGGAGCGTGATAGACTTGATGAAGACATTAGAAGGTTTGACTTAGCAGAAGGCAGGTTAAATAGAAAAGAACAACAAGAATTAAATGTTATGAAGTCTAACAGAGCTATGATACAGCAACAATTAGATAGACAAAAAGCAATAGAGTCGATAGATGCTTATGATGAGTTTATAAATACTTATAATCAATCTGGTGCATTTGGTACAGAGCCAAGGTTACTTGATTGGTATGCACCTACTGCTGAAGAATTTATTGGAATGCCAAGGCCAACTTTACCTGAATTTAAATTACCTGATTTTGGTGGAGTTCTTCCAACATACGGTTTAGATTTGGTACTAAATCAAAACACACCAAGAGGTAATCTTATGAATTTAATGTTACAAGATTTAAGGAGATGATATGGATCCATATTTAGTATTAGAAATAATAGACTCCTACAATAAAAATCCTCAAAAATATACAGACGAAGAAGCTGAGTTTATTGCAGGGTTAGCAAATACACTACAAGCTAATTTTAAAAAAGAAAATAAAGCTATTAGTAAGGGTTTGTTTGATTTTGCTGATACAGCATTATTAGGTGCTCTTCCTGATACTTTAAGACCAGTATCTAGGGGTGAAAGTGTTTTTGGTGAAGCTACCTCTGAAACAGTAGGTGGATTATTAGGTAGTTTAGGTGGTGGTGCTGCACTAGGTGCAGGTGCTGTAAGAGGAGGTAGAGGTATAATTAATAGATTTAGAAGTAGTCCATCTCCTTTAGATACGCAACCATTATTAAGTGGTTCTGTTCAATATGGTAGATATGGAACTCCTTCTCCACAACGATCTAATTTACTTGAATTAGCAAGTGGTCAACGTTTGTTGCCAAGTGGTCAAGGTTTATTAGGTGGTCAAACTAGAAGTCAAATTAGAAGAAACAGACTTCCATTAGATTCTACTAGTGGTCAACCAATACCTATGACAAGTAGAGCTGGAGAAGCTATTCCTATGGGAGGTGATCTTCTAGGATTTTTAACAGGAATAAGAAGACCTGCTCCTACAGATGCTGGGCTTGCATATAGAGAAATGAGAAATTTATCTAGAACAAATCCTTCTAGGTCATTAACAAGAAAAAGAACAGCACCATCTGAAACACGTGAGTTTGCAGAAAATTTTGCTCAAGCAATGGGAATTGGCGATAGTTATTTTGATAGGCAAAAATTAATAAATTATGCTGGTTTAAATATTAAACCAAATCAATTAACCACAAAGAAAAGAAATGAAATCATTCAAAGACTTCTTATTAGAGCCACCCCCTACTACAAACGCAACTAGATTTGATTTACTTGTATAATTATAAATTAATTGAGTTATTTTTTTAAATAGATGGCATCTCCATACGAATCGTATAAAGTACGTGAGTTAGTAACAGCGTACCGATCAAATCCTACTATGTTTACAGATGATCAGTTAGATCAACTGGAAGCATTAGCATACGATAATGGCATAAATTTTAAACGATTTAATAGCGAGTTTAATTTAAACAGAGCTATACGTCAATCATTTGCTGGATTTGCAGAAGGGTTTACTACTTTTGATCTTATGTCAGAAAGACCTCGTAATACAGGCGAGGCTATATTTAGACAAATAGGACACCTAGTAGGCTTCGCTCCAGGAATTGCAAAGGCTCCTATTTTAGCTGCATCCAAAGTTGCACAACGTGTAGCAGGTAAAAAAGGATTATCTCCGTTATCTTCAACATTACAACGCAGTCGTTTTACTCAAGCTGCACTAGATCATATAGACATACTAAGTACAAAGTCTGTTCCAATGTTAGCTAGTAGAGCTAGTAAGTATGGATTTGACAAAATACTTACAAAAACAGGGGCAGATTCTGCAGAATTTTTAAAACGTGGTACTGCAGGTAGGCAAATAGCAGATGAAGCCGTAGGACTAGCATTTGCAAGCGGTATAAGCAATTTTTGGAAAGGAGAAGATGCTGTACTAGATGGATTTATTGGTGGTGCTATTGCAGGTGGAGCATTTGGTGGTATTGGTAATTTTGTTTCTATAGGCAATCTGTATAAAGGTTCTCCACAACAAATAGAAAGAGCTAATCAAATGTTACGTGCTGGAGTAGGTTCTTTAATAACTGGATTACCTAGCACGCTTGCAGATGAGCCTACAGAAATGCAAATATACAATTATTTATTAGGTGGTTACTTTGGTTATAACGCTAGACCTGCTGTAGACAGAGAGGCATCTAAATGGTTTAACAATAATCGTGATCCCAAAGAAAATTTTAGACCAGAAGAATCTAAAGATTTTAATAACATAAGTAAAGAAGCTCGTGATTATATAAGATACGAGCATCCTATGGGTTATGAGTCTAGTAATAATGAAGCTGGTGGTAGTTCTGGTGTTGCTTTACGATACCTTAGAACACAAGCTAATCGTAATGGACAGAACATTAATTTTAGACAAGAAGCTATAAAGCATTTTGAAAGAAATAATTTAGAGTATACTGAAAGAGATATACTTGATTATTATCGTTCTAAAGCTATGCAGTTGTATGAGTCTGGTAGAAATGAGATACGTAATGCTGTTCAGTTTAAAAGTAATGTATACAACAATGAACAAGTAGATATAATGGATACAGTAGATAAAGAAGTATCTACGCTAGGAAGTACTGCTAAAAGAATATTAAAAAGTACAGATAAATATGAAACTAGTTCAGACATAGTACAAGTTATTAAAACTAATTTTGAAAACTCTAATAACGACATAGAGGTGTTTCGTACAAATTTAAAAAATGAGTTTGGTAATGCTATTACACCTAATGTTAATAAAGCTTTAACACAATATTTTATTGATAAGTCTACAATACTGCAACCTATTGATTTACCTTATGTACTAGGTAAAAATACAAGATTAAGATTAGTAGATAATGAAAGAATTAATGATATAACTATTAGAGAAAAAGCTCCTCAGTTACCTATACAGAAGTTTTTACCTGATGCAAATATTCGGTATATGACTCATGCTGTTATTCCTACTGAAAAAGGAAACAAAGCTGTAAAGATTTTAGAACAAAAATTAGTTGACAATAAAATAGTATATAGCATTAATAAAGAACAATTAAAACTTATAAACGACGTTTTAGCCAGTAATAATAGATACATCTATAGTGCTAATAAAGATAAGCTTAATGTTTTTACTAGTGAATTTAGAGATGATGGTTATACAATCGATGATATATTTAATATATTATCAAGATCTGGCAGGAGTGTTGAAGAGCTGCAGAAAAATTATGATGATGCGTTGCAAGTTGAATATGATTTATTTGGAAAAAGCGAAAATGTAGCAGATATATTTAGAAGAAAGTTTATATCTAATGTAGTAAATGAAACACAGTTAGAGGGTATACCTGTAGAAGATGCTTATAGGTTTATACAAGAAGACTCACCTTTTTTAAAAGACGTAGTAGACTTTAATAAACGTACTCAGATGTTTTCTACTAGAAGTTTTTATATGACACCATCAAGCTTTAGAGATGTTGCAGATACAAATCAAGGGCAAACCTATAATATCATATTAACAAATGATAGAGACGTAGCAAACACAGATGGTGGTACTTTTATAAGAGACGATTTTTTAAATGCTAGAAATCGTGTAATGGGGTTAAATGAAAAAGAAACAGGTGCAGATAAACCTGTAGCATTTCACAGAACTCCTTTTGGTATATTTGCAGAAAAATCTGCTGGATTTAGAGCTATGCCTGCTATGCAGGATTTTATGAAGCAAAACAAAATACATGAAATAGTATATACGTCAAGTGCTAAAAGAAAAGGCGATATGCCTATAACTGATTTAGCTTATGGTAAAGATGGTAAGTATACATCTAACAATGTTCGATTAATACAGATACCAATTACTAGTCTTCAGATAAACTCTGGCACTTATGAAAATGTTAAAAAAGATACTGAGTCTGGACAAAGTATTCCTTTACAGTTTTATGGTCAAACTAATTCTACTCAAGCACCTGAGTTCTTAAAGCCTTTTATTGAAAAAGTATTAATACCTTCAAATAAAGGTTCTGATGTAGCTGTTGATATAGTAAATCGTTTTAATAATAATGAAATAGATATTGAAACATTTGCTAAAGAGTACAATGATAACAATCTAGATTTGTTTGACTTGCCTCTTGATTTTGCTAGAAACAAACTAATGGTAGATCAGTCTGAGCCTATATCAATATTCTTAATGGATAAGTTAATGAAATCAGACAGTAAGTTTTTTCTAGACGAACCTATTAATGAAAATATTGAATTAGATAACGATTCGTCTTTTGCAGATTATCATTCAGAAAATGAGTTATTGTCTAATGTTACTAGCGGTACACATGTTCCTAGAAGAACATTAAGCTTTATAAAAAACAATTATCAGAATGCATTGCGTAAATATTTTACTAAACGCATTACTAATCCAAAGTATAAGTATTCTAGTAAAAGTTGGTTGCAGCCGTATGAAATAAAAGAGGCTGTACAATTTATAGAATTTGATCCAATTAAGAGTGGCGATAGAACTATTAAATATGGAGAAATATATTTAAATGAAGGTCATAGACAAATGCCTGTGGTATTTAGGAACGAGCAACTCACTCTTGGCGAACTTTGGAGTAAGTATAATAGGGACTACTCCAAAGGACTTTCCAAAGAAGCTCTTGCTGAGTACGATGAAGCACTTACTTTTCTTACTATACGTGTACCTGCTGACTCAATTAGCGGTATACGTGCTTTACGTTTTAGAGGTTGGACGAATCAAAAAGGAGCAGGATCGTTATTACATCCAAAAGACAAAGAATATTCTGGTGGAGCAGACCATGATTCTGACAGCATCAAAATATTTCAAGGTTTAGGCAATGAGCTTATTGATCATTATAAAAGAAATAAAGATGAACGTATTAGATGGGAGCAAGATAAACCATATGTAGATAAATTAAATAAAGGATTTGAAAATCCTAATATGTCTAAGCAATTAAAAGAAGGTTTTGAAAATAAGTTTAATATATTTTCACCTTCTTATAGGTTTCTTGCTGGTAGAAATTCTAGTACTGGTAAGGATGGTTTAGGATTTGGACTTGCTGGTAAGAATTATTTAATGAATATTCATGATTATATTAAATCAAAAGGTGGTTCTATACAAGATGGTGGTTTAACTATTCGTGTAAAAGATGAAAAATCATTTAAAGAGTTTTTAGATAAAAGCACTATGATTGTAAATAAATCTGCTGACTCTAGTAAAGATCCTACAATATTACCATACAATAAACATAGAGATCTTATTTTTAAAACATTGTTTGATATAACAGATCCTAAAGGTAATCCTATACAAACCTATGATAGTTTTATAAAATTTACAAAGCCAAAAGCTAAAAATAACAGAGCAATAATTAGTAGTGCTATAATAGATGCTGTACGACTAAACAAGCCACAGCAAACTTCATTTGATTCAGAGGGTGTAGCTAGTTCTAAAACATTATTTGAGTATATAGAAGATTTAAACAGCGTAAAACAAAGACTAGGTGATGAGGGATTAGATCAAGTTAATATTTATTTGAATCGTCAATTGCAAGAAACATTTGCTGGTGGTCTTAATTTTGGTGAAATAAATAAAGTTCAAAAACTACTGTATGATGAATTAAATAAAAGCTATGTAATTCAAAAAACAGGTCAATTAAAAATAAGAGATAACAAAAAGAAACAAGAAGAATATTTATCGAAACATTTTGATATTATAACAGAAGAATTAAGTTTTCGCTCTACTAATAAACATGTTAGACAAATTAGTACTGATCCTAATGAAGCTTTAGATACATTTGGCAAAGATATAGGTCAGTATGCTACGTTAGAATTATTAACTAAACAATTTGTAGATATACAAAATGCTTTTTCAGATAAAGGTAGACTTGTTAATGTAGTTGACGATGTATATCCTAATATTAAAAAAGAAGCTTTTGATGTTAAACGTAAAGTTCTTGAAGTGTTTAAAGAGCCAGAACGTGACAATGCTATGAATTTAGACATAGATGCTCGTATTCGTAGAACAATGGAACGACTACAAGAAATAGAAAGAACTAATGGATTGCAAAACGGTTTACTGCAAGATTATTTTGGATACTGGCTTCTAAGTCCTATAAGGCAAAATTTAAACCCTAACAAACCTGCTAAACCACAATATTATAAAATGTTGCATTCGTCTAGAGCAATTGATCCTAGAACAAAGAAAAACTTTTATAATAAAATGGATGAGATATATAACAGAGTTCTTAAAGAAGATGATAGGCCAATACAAATTGGCAGAGTTCGAGAGATTCTTGACAATAGCACTATTAATAGTAATGCAAAAACATATCAAACATTAAACGAAATTGTATCTGAAGGTAAGTTAAAAAACCTTGCATTAAATAAAAGAGATATTGCAGAAGTAGAAAGGCTGCAAAATAGAATTGATGAAACATCTGTAATGTCTGTTGATTTTAACAACTGGTTTACTCAGTTTATTGGTTCTCAAACTGGTCAGCTGCGAGATGTTTCTACAATTACAATGGATGATATACGTTTTATAAATAATTGGTATGATAGTGTTAATACTAAGAAAGGTTTAGAGTTTGGACTAAAATATTGGTATCAAGCACCAATGACAACTGCTCAACAAATGCAAGCTATGAATTTACAATCAAGAGGCATGACAGTTCGAGAGCAAGTTTTAACATCAAAAGGTGCTGTTCCAAGAGATGTTACATATATTTATTCTCCAATAGAATCTATAGCTAGATATATACAGGCAACAGAAAGTAATCAAAATAAATATGATTTATTAAAAGAGTCAATGCGTTCTGGGTTAAGCAAAGAACTTGGCACTATTTCAGATAAAAATAAACGTAATAAGTACATTGATAATATTATTGATTTTAGAGAAGGTAAAAAATCTATTGATCAAATAGACTCTTCTCTTGATAAAAATAAATTCAATCGATTAAATGATGAAATAACAAAGTTTAATAAAGATATGTGGGAGTTTTGGGTAACAACTAAAGACATATCTGGTAAAGAATATGATTGGAAAAAAATTGATGTAGATCATCAATATGGTAAAATTAATTCATACATAGCTTATGATAAAAATGGTCGATTTGATTTTAAATTATTTGATAGAACTGTTTTGAATCAACTAAGACAAAATGATTCTATTATTAATAATGTAGGTATTGATGGAATATTAAGATATAGATATGAATACAAACTTGAAAAATCATTGTTAGGTGTTAAAGGTGATAAAAAACAATTAAGAGAAGCAATTAGAAAAGACAATCCTTTTAATGCTCGTAGAAAAAGAAATTATGATACATATATCCATCACAGCATACGTAACGTAGATGAAGGTTTACAAAAAAAACAAGCTGAATGGATTGATAGGCAAGATCCCAAAGTTGCTAGCATTGTTGCTAGAGACATAGCACAAGATAATCCATTTTTAGATAATAGAGATAGAATAGTTATAACAGATGATCCTAAAATAGATTTTGAACAATCTAATGGTACTATGGCATCTCCTTTACGTAAGCGAGGTGATGATCCTATACCTTTTAAACGTAATCAAGATTTATTCAACGACTATCAAAGTGCTTTAATAAAAGGTTATTTTAGAAACTTAATGAAGTTTAAAGCACAAAAAGATATTGATAGATTCTTGTTTAATATGAAAGACTATAAACCTAGTGCTCCAGAAAAAAAGAAGTTTACCGAACTTTATAAAGGTATAAGTAAATCTGAAATACCAGATAAATATAGATATAATAATTATGTAGATGTTTGGGCAGACTTTCTTAGAATGTATACTGAAAGCGGTATGGGTTATCAAACTACATTTAGTACTCGCATGAAAACAGATCAAGGTAAAAAACTATTACATTTAAATAAGAAGAATCTATTCTATTTAACATCAGATGAAGTAATGGCTAATAATCTTGAAAAAATATACAGAAGCAAATTTGGTCGTAAAGAAGCAATACCATTTTTTAATAGTAAAGCTATTCCTAAAAATAGAGAAGCAAGACAAGTATATTTTTATAATGTTATACGAAATTTAGGAGCAACAGAAGCTAAATATCAATTATTATCATTGCTTGCTAATACAGGATCATATTCTACTAATATATTTGGTGGTGGTGCTATGACAGCAGGTAGTGCTGGAATACGTAATATAATTGATGCTCAACGTAATAGTGTAATCAGGCCATTATTATTACAAGATTCTAATGGTTCAAATAAAGTATTTATGAAAAATGGTACACCTGTTACAAATAAAAAAATGTTAAGTAAGTGGTTAGAAGAAAATGGTTTTTATGATAACTATATACAAAATGAATTTGAAGTAAATCCAGAAGTTAAAACTCGTTTTAAAGAACTTGGTATAAACATTAAGAATTTTAGTAGAGAATTAATTACAGCTCTAAAAAGTAAAAAAGGTGAACGAGATCAAAGTGCTAAAGATGTATTAAAAAAATACGGAGTAACTGACACTATTACAAAAGCTGGTGGATTTTTAATGCAAGAGTCTGAACGTGTAAATAGAAAAAATGCTTTTTTATCTCATGCATTGCAAACTGTTAAAGGATTTGGTCAAGCAGGTAAAGATATGACTATTGCTGATCCATATGTTTTTCAACAAGCTTTGAAAGGTATAGAAGTGACACAGTTATTATATCAAATTCCATTTAAACCTCCTTTTATGGGCACTACTACAGGCAGAGTATTAAATAGATTTAAATATTTTGCATTTGGTAGTGTAAGAGTTCGTAAAGAATTTTATAAACAAGCTAAAGCTCAAGGCTTAAAACCTAATACAGAAGCGTATGAAAGATTTAAAAATGTATTTACAATAGACATGTGGATGTATATTCTTGGTGCTGCTTTTATGTTTAGCATTTTTGATACAGTATTACCACCACCTTGGGATTGGATACAAGCATTTGCTGATTATACATTTGGAACTAAAGAACAAAGAAAGTTGGCATACTTTGATGATCCTTTAGGGCCATTAAATATTTTAAAACCTCCAATAGCAAGAATACCAGAAGCAGGTATGGAGCTGTTAACTGGTAATTGGGATGAGTTTACTGGATATACTATGTATACATTGTTGCCATTTGGTAGAGGTATACGTCAAGCTGTGCAGCTATCTGATGATAGGGTTGGTAGAGGTGTAGAACGTGCTCCAGAAATCTTATTTAGAATACCTTACAATAAGTTTATAAACAGAATAGAACGTGCTAAGACAGATAAAAAACGACGAATGTTTATTGATGAACTGTTAGAAGAGTCTTAAAAAAAATCTGCACAGGAAATACCCATGCAGATCTTATATTAGTCTTTTAGTTTTAATAAAAAGTATACAAATAAACTAAAAGCTATTCCTACATACAATATAGAACGGCTTACAGCTTCTATGATAATTAACCAATCTGGATAAAATATCATTGTCTATCTATCTTTTTATTTAAGCTTGACATAAGCTTGGAATGAAACAATAATATATCATCATAATCGTCTATCTTTTTTTCTACTCTGTGTAGTCTCCAAAGAATGCTTATGTTTAATGCCAACATCATTAGCATAGTAAACTCCCAATAAGGAAAGTATTCTGTGCTAAATAGTGCTTCCCAATAATATCTCATTATACTTTCCTTGACAGTATAACTGCCTGTTCATGGCAATAATCTTGTACGCTTTTAGCAAACTTTACAAATTCTGGTTTGATATTTACGTATGGTGATTTATTGCTGGTTTTTTCAACAGTATTACTTACTTTTGTATGTTGAGGTAGTAATGTCTTCATGCCATCCTGTTCTACATTATTTAACATAGAAGTAATAACATCTTCTACAGTTCTATTAATACCATCAAGTGCATCAGGACGTAACCTGTAACCTTTGCTATTAATGAACTTTTTTACTTTTGATTTTTGTATGTATTCCATGTTTACTCCTTAAACGTCAGCAGGGAAGGTCGATTCACTATAGAATATTATCTACTGTTCCCTGCTTCGATTTACTTAAGTTGTTTACATCTAGGGCATACTTTTTTTTCTTTTCCATATTTAGGAAAGTTTTCATAATAGTTGTATGCCTTTCTATCTTTTTCTTTATTATGATATTGTTGGCTTTGATATTTATCTAACTCCCAACAAAACTTGCATTCAGGACAGTACTTTACTCTTGCATCTGTTCGTTTACCTTCAGATAAAGCACCGTCAAATCCTTTAGTAATCGGTTCCCCAAATAGCCAGTCGTCGAACATGTTGTATTTCCTTATTCATATCTTCTACTAACAAACGAATATCATTTAACTTGTTTAATAATTCAGCATCAAATGGTTCGTCTTTTTCTGTTATTATAGGTATACTATCTAGTATTTCATATATTTTATCTGCATGCATATTATCCTCGTTATGTTTTAAAAGGGGAAGATTGATGTATTCCTCCCCTTTTAACTTTATCTTAACAGTTTTAACTTAGAGCCAACTACAGTTAAACATATTTAAGATCTTTATTTACTCTTTCCTAAGCATATGCTATCGTTGGAAAAGAGCCTTCCTTTGAGCACCTTGCTCATTATCCTGCTATCATTTTAAATAAATCAAGCAAGTCTTTGTACCGTATTGTCACTAAAGCTTCTTTACGATCTTCTTTGAGAATCTGTCCATAAACTTCATCGCATGGTTTTAAGTAGTCAGCTATACTTTTACGACCTTTAACCTGAAACTTTATTGGGTTAAGGTTTTTCATATTGTTACATTCTATAGTCATGTCTACTTCTTCATGCCAGCCTAGTGATCTGCCATCAGAACCCCAAGCACGTTTAGATTCAAAACCATATCCTTTAGCTAAGTTTACACATTCTCTTTCAATTCTGTTACCTTTTTGTTTAGGTGCTTTGCCGCTCATCTTTTGATTCCTTCTTATCAAGGTCTAATACCCATTTTAAAGCATCTTTATATCCCATATCGTATGATTTTTCTGGATCTCCCATGCTTGCTTCAATAGGCATATTCTCTAACGTTTTTATTAAATTATTAAAAACTTCGTCTTTATGTCTTACATATATTGATTGTTTACTCATTCTTCCTCCTCAAAATTGTGTAAAACTTTTTCTTTTGCTATTATCATTTCTTTGTAAGTTGGTTGCCCTAATAACTTCCATATGTTATCTAAGCATTTTCTACCTACTGTACTCATTCTTGACCTATCTGTAGTTTCTAATTCACTTAAAAAGTATATTAGTTTTTGAGTCATTTCTGATTGTATGTTTGCTCTATATTTATTCATATAATCCACCTATTAGATACATTAAATCCAATAAATAATCTCAATGGTAAGAACTCAAAGGATATGCCTACTGCTCCTTTTAATGAGTCGTCCATTGTAATAGATACTCCAAACATATTTAATATAACAAACTTGTATCCTTTAATTGGATACTTATCACTTCTCTGAAGATTGAATAGTTTCATTGATACTATGTCTAGTGTTCTTAGTACTATCATAAATTTCTTCCTGTTTTTTAAAAACCATAGTTGTGGTTTCGTTAATATCATGATCGTGTACAAATACGTAGGCATTGTTGCCTGATATTTTTTGTACTTCATTATCTTTGATATGTATTTCTACTACTGGCATAGCAGCCTCCTTTAGTATGTGAACCAAAAGGGCACAAATAAAGGAAGCTGTGCCCTTTGATTATTTACGTTTGCTAAATGTGAATGTATCATAGTTGAAGTTAAGCATTATCTTAAACATTGATTCGTCTCTAGCTTTGAGAGATGATACAGTACGCAACATAGATTTTGGATTTGTAACCATTTCTGGATTCTCAAAAGCTATGTATTGATCTGACTTTTGTTCTATTGCTGAATTACCCTTACCACTATGTACATCTAGTTTCTGTCCTTCGCTTAGTCTTGTCGATGAATATTTTGAGATATGATGAATTGCAATAACAATAACATCTAAGTCCATAGCCATATCTTTCAAAGCATTGGCTATAGTTTCTTGTCGCACAAGATCATCATTTCTTACATATTTAGCAGGGATTCTATCTATTGTATCTACTACAACAATCTTTGCTTCACTATCTTGTACATAGTTTGGCAATTCCTGTATGTCTGGTGACTTACAAGTTAGTTGTATATGTTCAATAGAATTTTCAGCTTCTAGCAAAATCTCATTATTTTTATTCTTACAACTCAAAGCTATTTCGTTCTTAGACATTCCTAGAGATGCTTGCAAGAATCTTCTACTAATAGTTTCTTCATCAACTTCTAAAGACATAAACAAACACTTCATGCTAGGTATTTGCGTAATCAAGTATTGAACAAATGCAGTTTTACCAAGACCTGTATCTCCAATTATTGTGATAAGTTGTCCTGTTGTAAAATAATGTGATTTATTCATAAATGGAAACACATTTTGCAAATCAAAAGATCTCTCAGACCAATCAGTCTGATAGTATTCTGTAAGATTTTCAATCATGTTCTTAGCATTAATAATACTAGCAGTTTCATCTAAGTCTTTGTACTTGTATTTAAAGCACTTGCTATCACAATACGGTACAAGAGTTGGATGATTGCAGCCATGATTGTATTCTCTACGCATTTGATCTACAACAATGCGATTAACTTCTTCCATAGGAAGAGGAGTTTCCATTTTATCCATGTACGCTCTTGCTAGTTGTAAACAACCTTGTTTATCAAGACCTAGTTTTTTATTCCATATAGCTACCAAAGCTTGTAGATGTAAGTGTCTTTTCTTTTCTACTTGACCAGCATTGTATATGTGCTGTGCACATGTAATAATTCTAGTCGTAGATGCGTTTGCATTTTCAAAGACCTTACGTACTTCATTTGTATTCTTTCTACTTACATCCATAGGTTCTAAACCAATAATAGATTCATGTACTATTGTATTTGGTTTTTTACCAGATGGATCTTTGGCATATTCTATAACTTCGTCATAGGTCATGTTGCCTAGCATTTTTATATCTATAGGAACTTTGTATGTTTTTGATTTACTATTGTAACTAAACCCTGCACGTATCAATCTTCTAGAATCATAGATGTTGTCTATTGCATTCTCAAAGTCACGTTGCATTGTGCTACGTACTTGATATGCAAGGTTTTTACTTACTTGATCTTGGAATCCATATACATCCGCTAAGTGTATGTGGAACCCAGTACCAGAAAACCATATGTTGTAATGATGTTCTCTGATACTAAGTTCATCCATTATCGAAATAACTTTAAATACGTCATCAATAGTTTGTTGTCCTGCAATATCTCTATCAGGAGATTTAGCATAGTCAATATCAATAACTAGTTTATCTACAGATTGTACACCATCGAATCCAACTACCGTTTTGTTCTCTTTGAGGTATTCGACAATATCTTCGCTGTATAAATACATGCTTCTGTATATTTCTTTACCTATATTCTTTTTAACAATATCTGAGAAAGATTCGATGTTAACTACCTGATTGCGATTAAACACATTAGCAATAGCATATTCTACGTACCATGTGTCATTCATGGTCTACAGCTCTATGCCGTCTAGTTGTACTTCTGGTGTAGTTTTTTCTTCTTTAACATTGCTGCCAAAGTTAAAATCAACTTCACCATTCTGGTCATTAGAAAAGTTGTAGTTCTTTATGTATCCAGCTTTTGCTGAATCCAAAACCATCTTTTTCAATATACCGTCAACAGAGCCAGCTTGAGCTACTCTATCAAAGTTGTTCCAGTATGGTTTACCAGAATCTTTTAGTTTAGTAGTAGGATACGAGCACATTTTGATTTCACGATCAATACAGTCACGTATCCATTCATCTGGAATACTATAATCTGGTTGCACCAATAGATTTCTTTTGCCTAGTGCACATTCAAAGAACTCTGCTACTTTGAATGCACTACCCCAAGATCTTCTATCATCTAAGGCTATGTCTTTTTTGAAACTACCAAATATGGTGATTTTGTCATCCCAGTCATGTTTTACTTCTGCAGTAAGAAATATGTCTGGAACAAATTTCATCCAAGGTTGTTTAGTTTCGTATTGTACATCAATTGATGTTATGGTTGCTATTCTTTCCATTCCACCTGCCATTACGCCTTCTCCTTCTTATTTTGTTTATTCTTAAAACCTATTTCTAGATCTTTCAACTGTGTGTACTTTTGAAGTACTTCTGCATCAGTACGTTTTTGTTTGTTAAGCCATTCAGTTACACCTTCACTAATAGACTTACCTGTTTTTGTTACAGCACCTTTAAAGTGTGCAGAGTTTGAAAGTCTTTTAAGTTTTACTACATTATCAGGTACTGTCTCAACGGTACCTTTTGTATTTTCCTGTAATACACTTACATGGTTTCTGTTATCCATACTGTCTGCATCTGCAGTATCATCTATTGCAAACAAACCATTGCATGCATATTTACGAGCATACGATGAAGTAGCACCTGTGATTTGACTATCATCCATACCTTTCTTTTGTACAGATTCTCTAGCATATCCAAATACAGATATTTCATCACTACCATCGCCAAATGTAACTGTAGCTTTTACATAGTTGCTGTTACCTATGTGTACAATTTCATCAGAAACAGTAAGGTAACATCCATATTCACTAAGTAATGGCTTTACAGCTTGAAATATATCTGCAAGATTACGATAGTTGTATTTGCCAAAATTGTTTCTATGACCTTTCTCAACCTTGAGTGAGGTCTGAAAAATATTCAGCTTTTGATGTATGTTCATGTCTTTCATGTTTATCCTTTTTATTTAATGATTTCATAAATAAAGGAAACGGTGCCATGCACGAGGATGTAGTGTTGTGGATTGCGTGCGGAGCAATATATGACACCGTTATTCCTTTAGGTATAATACTAGCTTATCGTTGGAATGTAAAAAACTCAGATAATGTTCTATCGTGTAGTTCAATATGACGTTCTAGTATTTTATTTGGTGGCGTACTCTTTAATGCTTCTGTACAAGAATTGTATAGTGACCATACATTCTGATCCATAAACTCAGCATATGGTGGACTATTCCAATGACGTATAGCATCACTAGCTTGTCTAGCTCCAAGTGTTTTGTGGCCAAAAGCTCTGCCTATAAAACTATATGCATCGTCTGTGCTAATAGTTATTTTTTTCATATTTTCAGCATCTTTAACGATGTTTGAAAACTTGTCTTTGCTTTTGTACAATACACTTACTAGCTTGTCTTGTAAATCTTCAAGTACATTTTTTGTATGTTTTCTCATGTATGTTACATCACCTGTAAATGCCATGTTATCACATACAAATACTGTGCTGCCTGCACAAAAACCATTAGACATGCTTTTGTCGTGACTGCTACGTATACCAATGGCCTGACCCATTTCTTCGTTGTTTGGATCTTTGTACTGCAACAATCCGAAGAATCGTTGCTCATTTTTAGATACAGCTAATTTCTGATCTACAAATTCTAGATTTAGTAAATCATCACAAATACGTTTTGTGTTTGTTAATAAATCAGAAAAAGCTACTGGTTCATAAGTATCTGTTTTTTCTGGTAGTTCTATTGCAGATAGTTCTGCAAAGTTTACTTTTTTACCACCACAATGTATCATAAAGCTCATGTTATTACTCCCTTTTTTATAGTATTAAAACTACGTTTTCTTTTGCTGGTATTACTGGTGCTATCATTGCACCAGTATAAGAACATTTTCTTTTTTCTGTTGTTTCAAGTAATCCATCTTTTTTCAAATCGTTTACTCTTCCACTAACAGCATTAATTTCAAAGTTTGTCATATTAGATATTTCTCTTAAAGACAATCCTTTTTTAGTATTTTGATAATGATCTCTTACTAGATACAAAATCTTAGACTTCTGTGTTTTTCCAATACCACTTTCGTTTAATTGTTTGTATGCTAACTTACTTGTTTCTGCTATCATTACTTACTCCTTTTTAGTAGACATAATCTGGATAATCACAATGTTCGCCAGTAAAGCCACAACCTTGACATTCAATCCAGTCACTTTTGTTAGTTGTGCTTATGATAATTATATCTCCACAATGTCCACAATTAACAACATTATATCCTAAATCTTGAATAGCTTCTAGCCTTTCTTTTTGCTTAGATAATTCTGTTGATTGAGGTTCTATTATTGATGGTTGCATTGCATTGTCCTATTTTTTCAAAAACATTTTTAAGACCAATTCAAATTGATCTTCTATTTTTCTAATATACTCTTTGTTTTCTTCATCAGTTACTTCATAAACCCTATACGCACGTAATGCATCCATAATAGTTTTTACTTCAGTACCTGTATCAAATGCTATAGCTGGTCTAGTATCTGGTGCAGTAGCTTGTTTCATAATATTTTCCTTTATACGCTTATTTTTAAGGTTACTTCTCCTTTAACTTCATAACCACTTTTACCAGTATTATGAAGTTCTACACCATCTACCCATTGATTGTCTTCATTTGTAGAATTATCAGAGTGAACCCTAATAGGTAAAGTTTTATCCTCTACTTTATTTAAGAGTTTAATCAATGTTGCTACAGTTAGCTGTTCTGTATTGTTTTTCATGTTGTTTTCCTTTAAAATTTTGCTTTGCGTCTGACATCAAGACCGTATGGAAGCCAGATAAATAGTATTAACCACGGAAAGTAGGAATTGTACTACGAAGTTTCAGCATGACTTGTAGTAACCTAAGAAACGTATTTATCAGTCCATAGACAAAGCAAATTATACTTTAGTGATAGCCAGAGCCACTTTGTTCTGTCCTTGTCGCATGCTATTTACGCAGACCCTCGGTGTGTTCCGATATACCCTTAACGCACATGTTAAGTTGTTGGCGACTCTGGTTCTCACTTCCCTAACCAATGGAGTTATTCCATCTCCGTAACGATTAACTGAGAAATGCCTAACTTACTACTCGCATTCATGATTGTTTGAACTTTAGCTGTGCTGCAGTTCTCATGAGTGCGTATAGTGGCTCCGTCTACGATAACTTCGACCTTGTATCGTCTACGATCTAATACTACATCTGTCGCTTTGTTAGCCAGCTTAGATGTAATATTAAGAATGCCATTTGCAGTCATTGTTACATAACCCAATAATCGTGTAAATTTTAGTGCAGAATTTGTATTCATAATTCTTTCTCCTTTTGTATTATGTACGCTTCATATAGTTTCTTCATATTTTGTGTACTTATGTTAAACTCATACGACATAAAACTAAGATGATCGTCAATTAAGTCGTCAAGTATTGAGAATACTTTTTCTGCAAGTTCGTCTTGCACAGCATCATTTACTATTTCTTCATGTAAATCATTCATGATGATTCCTTTGAATTTTTTATCAATCCATTTATTACATTATGTACATTGTTGCATTTATTCATTGCATGATGTAATAATTCAACTGCTTCCATATTTTCTTTTAGTTCATAGTTATTTATTAAGGTATCTACAGTATCAAGTGATTGCATAATATCATATACATCATCTAACATTGATTGTACTGCAACCATTTCTGAATAGTTATTCATAGTTATTTGCTCCTATAGTTTTCAATATAATTATCTACTTGTGATTCTAAGTAATCTTGTTCACACATTTCTAACTTAGAATTGTATGTACCTGTTTCCGTATATTCCTCAAAACATTCAGGACAATACGGTATATCTTTTGTTATTTTTACAAGATCTCCTAGTAAGGGATGGTTCTTAGTTTCTACTACCTCTTGCCATTCAATAATAGCATTAGGGTGTGTTACACATTTCATAGTTTACTCCTTCATTAATTAGCATAGATAAAGGAATCAGTTTGCTGTTTTACTTGTTGTCCACAACTACTGTACTCTATATAAACACTACATTTTACCCTGTGTAAAATAGCTTTATTTGTTGTAATAGTCAATGTTTATGTACTGTGTGCGAGCTTGTTGCTCAGTATTTTTTTAGTAAATACTGGGTGCGTAGCACTCCTTTTTTTTAAAAATTATGTTCATGAGTAAGGGTAGCCTAGACGTCTTGTTCTAGATCTACCCTTTAGTTATACTCATGATTTGCATTGGTTATAAAGAATACGCCTGACAGCCATTTTTAGACAGGATTCCGAGTACTCACGCTACGATATTCTTTCTCTGCAAATTATTTGTACAATACAAAGAGATTAACTACTTCTAAGAGTAGCCTCGTCCGAAGACTCCAATCTCATTATATGTTACTTATTCATAGGTCTTGCTATCATAAACCGTACAGCACGTCCATTGCCAGATTGCTTTTCGGTTTCTTCAAGAATACGTAGACCATTTGGTACAAGCTGTTCTTCTATAAAAGAATCAAGTTCTTCAGCAGAACCATCTTCAAGCTTTACCCAAAGATTATGAAATATACTATCATCTGTACATTTAACTATCTGTTCAACTGTAGTGGGTTCATTAATCCACATATCATCTTCATTTTGTTTAGATGATTGAAGCCAAAGAAGAGATTCTTTGGTGTTCTGTTGTATTGATCTACGAACATCGTTTAGTGCTTTTTTAGCAACGGTTTTAAGATCTTTCATTATTTACTCCTATGTTGGTTAGTTATGGCAAAGTTGCCAAAGATTAAGGAAACAGTAATTAACCTATTTGTTA